TGTTTTGGGCGGCAACTATCAGATTCATTTAATACAGCACGACCACGAATTAGATTCCTATAAAATTTGGATTATTCAAAAAAAAGAAATATTACTTTGGAAAGAGTTTAAAAACACACTTCCTATTTCTTTAGAATATAATATTAACTTTTAATGCAATCACCTTTTTGTTTTATTGTAAAACCCTACAACGATAGGCGTTATGATAATATAAAATATTATGGTGATAATAAATTTTTTATCAGCACTTCAGAAGAAGACCACACTGTATCTACTCGCTTTGCTACTGTAGTAAATACTCCTATAAATTATAAAGGCAATATTAAAAAAGGTGATACACTGGTTGTTCACCATAATGTTTTTAAATATTATAACGATATTTATGGTAGACAAAAAAGTGGTAGAAGTTGGATTATTGATGATTTATTTTTAGTTGATGACTATCAGTTTTACATGTATAAACAAGATGGAGAGTGGTATAGTCATGATAAATATTGTTTTATAAAACCAATACCTATAGAAAAAAAATACATAGATGTGGCTGAAAGTGAAGAACCATTATGGGGTATAGTAAAATATGGTAATAAACAATTAGAGCGTTTAAACATTCTGCCTGGTGATAAAGTTTCATTTCAACCTAACAGTGAATATGAGTTTAAAATAGATGAAGAAAAATTGTATAGAATGTATACTAATAATATAACTTTAAAAGATGGACACGAAAGCAATTAAATTAGAAATCATACACGCAGGAGAAAAAGCTGTTAAAGAATTAATTGATGTAGCGAAAGAAAAAATAATAAAACCAGACCCTGATGATGAGCTTGCAGCTGATAGACTTAAAAATGCAGCAGCCACAAAAAAACTCGCCATCTTTGATGCTTTCGAAATACTTAAAAGAATAGACGAAGAAAGAGATAAATTGGAAGGAAAAGAAATTAAAACTAATAATTTACCAAAAGGCTTTGCAGAACGTAAATCAAAATAATATCGCAAATGTATGTAAAGGCTTAGTTCCTTCTAACATATTATCTCGTAAAAATAAAGCGAGAACATGGAGATATGGTTACGATGAAAAATATGATATAGTTATTATATCTAAAGACGGAACTATTGGTGAAATTTTACATGTGTCTGGATTACGAATTGCTTTACCAGCTATTCCTAAGAAAGTGTTTAAACGGTCTGACAAAAAAACTGAACAGTATTGGGAAGTAACAGAAATACCTCCTGTTTTAAAAAGAATATCATCTATATTTCAGTGGCATGAAGCTCCTTCTACATTTAAAAATCAATGGGTTGATTACATTGAAGAAGAATTTAATAGAAGAGAAGAAGGTTTTTGGTTTATGAATAATGGTAAGCCTACATATATAACTGGCACACACTATATGTATTTACAGTGGACTAAAATAGATGTTGGTCATCCAGATTATAGAGAGGCTAATAGAATATTTTATTTATTCTGGGAAGCTTGTAAGGCTGATAAGAGAAGTTTTGGAATGTGTTACTTGAAAATAAGACGTTCTGGTTTTTCGTTTATGAGCTCTTGTGAAGGCGTTAATACAGGTACAATAACAAAGAATGCACGTATAGGAATATTATCTAAAACAGGAGCAGACGCAAAAAAAATGTTTACAGATAAAATAGTTCCTATATCTAACAACTATCCTTTCTTTTTCAAACCTATACAGGATGGTATGGATAAACCAAAAACAGAATTAGCATATCGAGTACCTGCTTCAAAGATTACAAAAAAGAATATGTTTAATGTTGAAGAAGAAGTGTTAGAAGGTTTGGATACAACTATAGACTGGAAGAATACATCTGACAATAGTTATGATGGTGAAAAATTACAGCTGTTAATACATGATGAAAGTGGTAAGTGGGAAAAACCTGAAAACATTTTAAATAACTGGAGAGTTACAAAGACCTGTTTACGATTAGGTAGTAAAATAATAGGCAAATGTATGATGGGTTCTACTTCAAACGCCTTAGATAAGGGAGGTAGAAACTTTAAAAGTTTATACAACGATTCGGATTGCAACAAAAGAAATGCAAACGGACAAACCAAAAGTGGTTTATATTCTTTGTTTGTTCCTATGGAATGGAACATGGAAGGTTTTATAGATAGGTATGGTATGCCTGTATTAGATAATCCAAAACAAGAAGTGGTAGGAATAGATGATGAATACATATATCAAGGTGCTGTTAATTATTGGGAAAACGAAGTTGTGTCTTTGAAAAACGACCCTGATGCACTTAATGAATATTACAGACAATTTCCTCGTTCAGAATCACATGCTTTTAGAGATGAAAGTAAACAGTCAATATTTAATTTAACAAAAATATATCAACAGATTGATTATAATGATAGTATAATAAAAGAACATTTTATTACACAAGGTTCTTTCAGTTGGGAAAATGGAATTAAGGACAGTAAGGTTGTATGGACTCCAAACAAAAGAGGAAGATTTTTTGTAACTTACATACCTAAACGCTCTCTTCAAAATAATATTATAAGAAAGAATAATAGATTCTTTCCAGGTAATGAACATTTGGGTTCATTTGGTTGCGACTCTTATGATATATCAGGTGTTGTAGTTGGTAAAGGTTCTAATGGTTCTTTACATGGTTTAACCAAGTTTAGTATGGAAGAAATTCCAAGTAATCATTTCTTTTTGGAATATATTGCCAGACCACAAACAGCTGAAATATTTTTTGAGGAAGTATTGATGGCATGTGTGTTTTATGGCATGCCAATATTATGTGAAAATAATAAACCTCGTTTGCTATATCATTTTAAAAATAGAGGATATCGAGGGTTTTGTTTAAACAGACCTGACAAAACATTTAATAAACTTTCCAAAAGCGAAAGAGAATTAGGTGGTATACCAAATACGTCAGAGGATGTAAAACAATCACACGCATCTGCTATTGAGTCCTATATAGAAAAATATATAGGAGTTGATATGGATGGCGTGCATAGGATAGAGGGTGATATGGGTGACATGTATTTTCAAAGAACTCTTGAGGATTGGGCTAAGTTTGATATAAGTAATAGAACTAAGTTTGATGCTTCTATAAGCTCTGGATTAGCCATTATGGCAAACCAAAAACACTTATATACACCGACTAAAGAAAAGACAAAAATTAGCATTAACTTTGCAAGATATAATAACAGCGAAAAAGTTAGTCGAATTATTAATAAATGAAACAAGTAGAAATTAACTTAAAAGCAGCTGCATTTCCAGATGAATTTGCCTCCGATGCACAAAAAGATACAGCGGAGTACGGCCTGCAAGTTGGACAGGCTATTCAATATGAATGGTTTAGAAAAGATAACGGCTCGTGTAGGTATTTAAATCAATGGGGTGAGTTCAATAGGTTGCGTCTATACGCACGTGGTGAGCAGTCTGTACAAAAGTATAAAAATGAAATTGCTATTGATGGCGATTTATCCTACCTTAATTTAGATTGGACACCAGTTCCAATAATTCCAAAGTTTGTAGACATTGTAGTAAATGGTTTAAATGATAGACTATTTAAAGTAAATGCTTTTGCAGAAGACGCAATGTCAGCAGAAAAAAGAGATGAGTTTCAAAAGAAGATAGAAGGAGAAATGATTGCTCGTCCTTTATTTCAACAAATAGAAGAAGACTTCGAGCTGAATGTATTTCAAACTGCAGAAGATGAATTACCAGAAAACGATGAAGAGCTGGAATTATTTATGCAAATGAAATACAAACCAGCTGTAGAGATTGCAGCTGAAGAAGCTATAGATACTGTATTAAATCAAAATCATTATCAAGATATTAGAAAAAGAGTTGACTATGACATCATGACTATTGGTGTTGGTATGACTAAACATCAGTTTTTACCAGGTCAAGGTATTGAAATTAATTATGTAGACCCAGCGAATGTAGTATATAGTTATACTGAAGACCCTTATTTCAAAGATTGTTTTTATTGGGGTGAATTAAAAACTATACCAATGGCTGAGCTTGTAAAAATAAATCCTGACATAACTAATGAGGAAATGGAAGAGATAGCAAAGTATAGTCAGTCATGGTATAATTATTATAATAATGCACAATACTATGAAAACTCTTTGTTCTACAGAGATACATGTACATTACTATATTTTAATTATAAAACTACTCACACATTTGTATATAAGAAAAAAGAAATGCCAGATGGTACTTTCAAAGTTGTACAAAAAGATGAGAACTTCAATCCGCCAGAAGAAATGATGGCTGAAGGAAAGTTTGAAAGAGTTGAAAAAAAGATAGAAGTATGGTATGATGGTATTATGGTTATGGGAACAAACATTCTTTTGAAATGGGAGCTTGCAGAAAATATGGTTAGACCTAAAGCTGCAAGTCAAAACGCTTTACCTAATTATGTTGCTTGTGCTCCAAGATTATATAAAGGAATGTATGAATCTTTAGTTAGAAGGATGATTCCTTTTGCTGATTTAATTCAGGTAACACATTTAAAGTTACAGCAAGTAATATCAAGAATGGTCCCAGATGGTGTTTTTATAGACGCTGATGGACTTAATGAGGTTGACT